ATCTTGAAGTGCAATAACTCTTACATTACCGCTTGTTGCTCCAGCAAAAGGATCAACAGTTAGATCTAGACCAGACCAGAAGCCCATTACAAACTGAGAGAAGTCTCCAAAGACTACATCATTGTTAGCAAGTTGATTTGTTGTAACTGCTGGATAGCCGTTAATTTCGTTATTCTCGAATACAAACTTACCTGTACCAGATGCAACCTCGGTTGACTTTAATGCACCTCTAGCAGAAGCGTTAATTAGGTAGAACATATTAGCTACATCAGCATTAGCTGCTGCAACGTCTGTTTCCATGCCTATATACTCTGCAAAAGTACCAAATGTAGTAATTGTTTGTGAGCCAATTCCACTTGTATCTTTAATACCTAAAGGCTGGTTTGAAGAACCTGTACCATAAATAGCTGTGTGATCTAGTTTTGTAGCAATAACCTTGGCTAAATCGTCTCTAATCATGGATTCGACATCAATAGAACTCTGTAGTAGCAAGCGTCTTGAGTAGTCTACAAATGCAGCAACAGTTTTTGGAGTCATATTGACTTGGTCGAAAGCCTGTTGAGATTCGCTAGGAGCTGAACCTTCTCCAACCCAATAGCCTGTCGCTGTTTGAGTTAGTCGGGGGATACTTACGTTACCTTGTAATCCGGTCAAAGTTGTAGGATTCGTAGCCATTACAGCCATACGATTCCGGAGGATGTCTATAAATGAGCCTGAGAGTAATTCTGTTGCTACAAGGTTTCCGCCAGCAGTTGCAGAACCAACAGTAAGATCTCTAGCTAGAACTTCATTTGGAACAAGAATACCGCTTGCTGGCTTTCCGTAAGTTTTTGATGCAGCTTCGGAAACTTCTCTCTCATAAGCAGCAGCTTCTTGTGCAGCTCTATCACTTGGATTAGCTAAAGCGTTTAATGCTCTTGTAAAAGAAAATCTTTTAATTTCTTTTTGGTCTAAACCAACTTCTGCTGATTTTGTTTGAATTTGTTGTTCCACGTTGTTCAGACGATCCTCCCTGTAAGTGTTAATTGCGTGGCGGGCATCTTCAATAGATGTTCCCTCTTGATTTAGCTTTGCTGCTAAATCTGGACAAGAATATTTCTCGCCCATTGCTGTAATCGCATTACTGCGATTTCTTTCAGCAATAATTATGGTTTCACTGCGTTTTTGCTCTGCTTCAACGGCTTTGCTTGCAGCTTCCGTTTCTGGTTTTTGCTCCATGTTGTTGGAAGTGAGATTTGGACTAGATGACGGAGCTTGAGCCGTCAAAGCTTCCCTAGATTCCTCTAGGTCGGCTGCATCTTCTTTTGGTGGAGAATCTGCAACCACTTTAGTTTCTATATTATCCTCATTTTCTATACTTCGCCCAACTCCAACTGAGGCATCTGCCGGTACTGAAACCAAAGATACTTCCATAGCTTTCCATTTTGTAACGACCATTTGATCGCCACGTTCCTCAATTTCGTTTATTTGATAAGCAAAACTTACTTGAGAAATAATGCCATCTTCTACATCTGTGCGTTTTTCCACTGCGTTAGGGTTGCGACTCCATTTGACACTGGCATATCCTCTTTTGTCGTCTAAAATTTCGGCTTTTTGAACAACTCCAAGAACTTCGTCCCTATTGTGATTCCATAAGAAAGGAGCTGTTCCGTTATTTAAACGAGATAGGTCGGCAGCTCCTTTTTCGTGTGATAGCACTTCTGTACCAAAATATCTTTGCACTGGTTCTTCAGAACTAAAACTCATATACAGTTCGTTGCCATCAGATTCAATTTGTGCTTTTAGTTCTCTTGTTTGTATTAAAGATTCTCCTTTATTTCTTTTTTTGAGTTCTTTTAAATCTAATTTTCTAAATTGTTGTATTTCTTCATCATTCTTCTTTTTATCGTCGTCGTATCCATACCCCTTATCGTCATAATCTTCTGCTAATGGTAAGTCGTCAATTTTTGTTAATGTGCTGAATCTGTGACCTACTTTTACATCTGTTTTATTATATCCAGCAGTATTAGCTGCTTTTCTATAAACACAAATTAAAGCAGCGGGGTCGTCAGGAGTTCCGTTTACTGTAAAAGAACTGTCAGGTACATTAATAGAACCATCTCTTACGATTTTTTCGATCATGCCTCTTGCCCTGCCACCACTAGAGTTCCATGAAACAAAATCTCCAACCTTTAACTCGTCAGGCGCAGCTTTTTGTTCTGGGGGCAATTCCAATAATTTTTGTTCCATAGTTTTTTCGTTAGTTGCTGGTTCAAACTTAATAGCATTGTACTCATTTTCTCGTAACCAAGTACGAGCTTCTTGAGCAGAAAACATACTGAGCTTAAATCTAATAGATTGGAGTTCTACCTCATCTATATCTTCCTTTATACCAAAAATAAAATCAATACCCTCTCCGCCTCTATCTTTAACTCTACGGAATGTATCAAATTGTTCTGGCCTTCTTATTCTTGCAGCGTGTTCATTTGGGTATGGCCTTTCTTCTACAAATTCGCCATTATCAAATCTTTCTCTTGCTTTCTTAATTGCTGTAGATTTTCGCTTGCTCCAACTAAATCCTCCGTCACCTCCCCATCCATCCCAAGCGACCCGGCCGGGGCTTGGAAAACCCTTTTGACCACTAAAAAAACCCTCTGCTTTTTTATCAACTTCGTGCCTAGCAAAAAACGAGTGCATACGCATAACAACGTCAACTGATAGCTCCCTTCCGCTTATAATTTGAGTTGCTCTTACAGCCGCTACTTGTGTTCCACCTTTTTTACCTTCACTTTTCCATTTCTTAAATCTTTTGGCAGCAGTTTTCATTCCCTCAGTAGGAAATAAATTTATTTCAGTTCCGTTTACATTTGCCATATATAAATGTTAGATATACAACATATTACTTCAATTTAGGTAAATAGAAACTTGCGTATTTAAAATATATATGCTATACTGATATTAATTAGAGGATGATAACTCTAATTTCTTTACCCCATTGAGGATTTTTAAAAATGAGAGACACTTCTTTCTTAGGTAAATTATTAGCACTAACAGAAAGTACTAATCCACATGAAGCTGACTTAGCTAAAGCTAAATTAGAACAGCAACTAGAAAAAAGAGGTATAAACCTTGAGCAATTAGAAGCACAACTAGGCGATATGTCTGTTGTTGACGAGGAAATTGAAGTAATTGCTTTTAGATTTGGTACTCCTTATAAGCGTATTGATCCAGCAGTATCTACTATTATTAGTGCTGTTGCTGATTACTATAACGGTAAAATTGTTTTTACTCCTTTTAAAATGGAAAGGTCTGGAAACCAAAAAGACCAAAAAGAATACATTAAAGATTCTAACGGTGACATTTACAGACAAATTGAAATATCTGCTAGTAAGGCCAGACAAATAGAAATAGAATTATACGCTGATTATCTTATACAAGCATTAGCTGACGAGTGGGCTAGACATTGCCAAGAAGATCCATTCCAAGTTGCTATGCAAGGCGCAGCCCATAGAAACAGTTTTAGAAAAAATTGGGCTTGGAAAGTACAAGAAAGATTCCAAGAAATGAAATCTGAAGAACAGAGAAATGGTAAGCAGCTAAAACTAGCTGACAAAGTAATTAATGTTTCTGCTCTTATGGTTGTTAATGCTAATAAAGCTGAGTTAGCAAAAGTTGAAGAGTTCTATGCTGAACGCTATCCATCTATAAGTAGTAGAGGACATTCTTACACTACAGGCGGTTCTGGGGCTGACGCTGGTAGGGCTGCTGGAGGTCGAGTTGGACTAAGTAGACAAATGACAGGCAACACACAAAGACGTTTAGGAGGATACTAAAATGACCGAAGATTTTACACTTGATCCTAGAGTATCTGAATTTGTATCCCACCTTGAAACTGGACTCGCGCAAGCGGGTCTAGATTTTGAGGATTACAACCCAACTTATGTGCGTTTGCATGACGAAAAAAATAGAGACAAATTAACTAATGGTTTGATTTTTAGCCAAGTTATTAATCCAGTTGATGCTAATAATACAGTTTGTGTTGCTTATGACGGTATAAGTTTTCCAGAACCAAACAGATCTAAATTGCCATTTAATATTGACCAGCCTCCATCTATGGTTGCAGTTCTTTTTCTTGTTGCAATGATAAAAGAAGAAATTATTGACCCGCCATCTTGCCCACATTGCGAGGCTGAAAGTGAGCATAAAGAATAATTATTCTGTTAAACATATTGAAAGCTCGCAAACTTATGAGTGGTTTTTACATAAACACTACGCTAAAAGAATCCCAAACATTTCTTTTAGCTTTGGTTTATATGACCAGAATAATTTTTTAAAAGGTGTTTGTAGTTATGCAAAACCAATGAGCCACACTTTAGTCCAAGGTGCTTTAGCTGGAAAATATACTGACACTTTTTTAGAGTTAAATAGATTAGTTGTTAACGATAATCTAGGCAAAAATGTTTTAAGTTTTTTTGTTTCTCAATCTTTAGCATTATTACCTAAACCTCAAGTTATTGTTAGCTATGCAGATACGTCACAGGGGCATCACGGTTATATTTACCAAGCAACTAACTGGATCTATACAGGATTAAGCGCAAAGTTTACTGATAATGCTGTAAAAGGTTTAGAACATTTGCACCATAGTACCATTGAGGATTCTGTAGGTAGATATGATAAAGATGCAAAAATAAATAAAACTGAATTATTAAAAGAAAAATATGGAGATCTTCTTTATAAAAAAGAAAGACCTAGAAAGCATAGATATTTTTATTTCTTAGGAAATCGCAAAGATAAAAAAAATATGACTAATTCTCTTGTATATAAAGTACAAGAATATCCAAAAGGTAATAACCAAAGATATGACTCTAGTTATAACCCAAGCATCCAAGGAATATTATTTTGAATAAGAAGAACAAAATTAAAATAATTTGTACCCAAGAACAATATCAAAATATTCTTGAGGTTTGGTGCTGTGGTTGCTGTTGGATTGGCACAGGAGAAAATAACCCACATGATGCAAGAAACACAAAATACAAAATGAAAAAAGTAGATATAGAAAAATTTAAAATGGCATCAGACTTATTAAGTCAAAAAAATGTTGAATTTGAGTTTATAAAGCCTTAATCTCCACTAATTGCTGTTGATCCGTCTAAATCTAGGTCTAATTGAACTCCAACTTCGTCTAATGTTTCTTTTTCTGCCTTAATTTGCTCTACGTTGTCGTCAAAATCTTTTCCTAACATACTCATAATTTGCGACTTCGTATAATATCCAGCAGCTTCGCCTAATCTAAAAGCTTCAATTTCTTTTTTTGGATCTACCCATGACCAACCCCTTGTTTGCCATTTAGGGCTTAAATATCTTTCTGGGTTCAGTTCGTAATCAGGTAACTTCAATACACCTGACAAAACAGCAGCATCTAAAAATTCTTCAAATACTCTTTGGTGGAAATTTTCTACAAAATATGTTTGAAGCATTTTCCAATGTTCTCGATCTTCCAATAAAGATAATCTTGAGCTACTGTAATTTGTCTCTGAAAAGTCTCTCGAAATAGTCTCGTAGCTACAACCTAAACCTGAGGCAAATCTTCTAATTTTAGCTCTTACAAAACTTTCGTATTGAGAGTCTGGAGAACTGATATTTGGTACTGTGATTTCTTCGCCCGGATTTAGATATTTAAAAACTCCAGCTTCAAAATCTGTTAATCTTTGTTCTGCTTCAACATCATCTGCTTCAAGTTCGCCTTCGCTAGAACTTATAAAACCCATTAAACTAGCTCCAGCTCTAGCTCTTATGACCGCTGCACTTTCGTAACCTGAGAGTTGGTGCATATCGTCCATTATTGAACTAAAAAATGGTACTCCTCTATTTTGTGCGGGTCTTTCTGGTAAAAATAAGTGAATAATATCGTTTGCATTAACAATAGTATGTTTTTGTTCTGTATAACTATCTTTAAAATAATAATCGCCCGGATGACGATTTAAAAAAGCATATCTTTGTGGCCTTCCAAACTTATCAACTTCAATACCCATTCTCCACTCATTTCCTTTCCTTAAAACTTTGCCTGTATAATCGTCATCTACAAGATCCGATTCAATAATTTCTAAAGCTAAACCAACTTTACTTCTTCCAAATTTGCGTCTAATAATCCTAAAAAAAACTTCTCCACTCTCTACCAAAGCCCCAACCATCATATTTTCTAACATAAAAAAGCTTTTTTGACCCGATACGTCGCAGTGATCTCTTTTGCTCCACTCTTTCCATGCTTGTTCTATCATCATGCTTAATCTTTTATCTTTTTTCTTTCCTCTAATTGAAGGTACAAGGCATTGTAATTTTATTCCTTGTCCAACTACATTTATTTGAGTTGTTCTCTTAGCTTGCTTTGCATAGGGGTTATCTCTGCATAATTGACGGCTACGATCCCTTAATTTCTTTAAACTTGTCTTAATTTCTGCATCTGCTGATGTATTTCCTGTAACCCAACCATCTGTTAAACGTGATAAAGCTGCGCCAGCATAACGTCTACGTTTTATCTTTGTGACTTCTGGTTCTTTTGTAAAAAGTCGTGTAATCGGTGTATGCCAAGCCATGATTAACCTCTGTTCCTTATATAAAGATTATGGGGATTACCTAAACCGTTGGCAATCATTTCTGCTTTTTTCTCTCTTACAACTATTGATTTAAGTTTATCTCTTAACATTATTAACTCATTTAACTCGTATTTTTTTACATCTCTATTTCCAATTTTATATTCTTGAACAACTCCTCCACTTATTATTGCCCTAATCGCTGCTTCAATAGCATCTAAATCTTTTTGTGCTTGTGTTCTTCCATCTAAAGCTTCTGGATTACTACCTGTAAAAGCTAAACTTGCTAAAACTTCAAATTTTCCAGCAGCAATAGTTTGCTTTTCTGCGCCAGACTTATCTGCAACAGCTTGATAATACCAATCTCCAGCAGTAAAAGTTTCTGTTACATTTGAGGCTAAAGTAAATTGAAAGCCATCTAAATGTACAGTGCTTGTTGCTGTTGCTCCAAGAAAGTCGCTATTAGTTCTAAAGTAATATGTCACTGACCAATCTGGGCTTGATATTGGTTCGTTAAAATTATCTGTTGTTGCATTAAGTCGCCACTGGATATAATCGCCAGCCCGAAAACTTTGAGGAAATTTCATTGAATTACCATTGTGTGACAAA